GATCCTGCCGATGCCACCAAGAGCTTCACATATCAGGGTGCTCAGGCAGATGTTCAGGGTACGTCTTCTCAGTACTATGAGAGAAAGAACTATAAGATCAAGTTCAATGGTGGATTTGTAATGGCTAATGGAGTTGCTACGTCTAAGTATGCTCTTCGAGGGACAGCGAAGTCTATCCCAGAAAAGACGTTTACTTTTAAGGCCGATGTGGCTTCGTCTGAAGGCGCAAACAATACTGAATTGGCAATCTTGTATAACGATACTTGTCCGTATAAGACACCGGGACAGTTGAAAGATGAACGTGTAAGACAATGTATTGATGGGTTCCCGATCGTTACGTTCTGGAATGATGGAACAAATACTACCTTTATAGGCCGTTATAACTGGAACAACGACAAGGGTACTGAGAATACATTTGGTTTTGTAGAAGGTGACGAATCTTTTGAAATCTTAAACAATACATCTGATCGTGTTATCTGGAAGAACGATGATTTTATTGGCAGAGATTGGCTTAACGATTTTGAAGCTCGTTACCCTGATACAGATCCTCCATATGAAGATCCTACTCAGTTGGCAGAATTTGCATCGTGGGTTAAGTCTACAGATACGACAGCCGCAACAGACAATCCTCTTCCATCTCCCGTGACATATAGGGTGAAAACGGTTGAATACGTTGAACGTGTAGATCCTCAAACAGGCGCGATTACATATGATGAAGTTGAAGTTGTCAAAGATGTTACTTATACCACAGATTCGGCAGAATATAGATTACAGAAATTCAACAATGAGCTTGACAACTACGCAGAGACTGATTCATTGTATTTTTATTATCTGTTCACAGAGTTGTTTTTAATGGTCGACTCTCGTGCAAAGAACGCATTCCCGAGCTTTATTGGGGAAGAAATAGAGTAACACTTTAACGGTCTAGTTTATCTAGGCCGTTTTATTTTTCATTCAAAGGAGATTATGGAATGAAGAAAAATAAGCAATACGAAGTGTTTGAAATGGAGGTTTGGTAAATATGCATAAGAAAATTGCATTTTTAGCCTACGATTTAGACACTTCGCTAGGAATTAACAACGAAGGCGCATTGGCTTTCAGCTATGATCTTGAGGACATTGACCACCTCGAATCTGGGGCAGATGTCTATAACGGTCAAGAATCTGTCTTGTGGCAGAATCTTCGTGCTACTAGATATGATGAAATGAAAGCCATGTATCAAAATCTTAGGTCAACTGGCGCTCTCTCATACGAGAAAGTTAAGAAAGCATTTGAAGATCACCAAGCCAAATGGCCAGAAGCCATTTTTAATGAAGATGCTTGGTTTAAATATCTCGCCCCGCTTGTAGAGAAAGGTAATGCCTCTTATCTCTCCATGCTTCAGGGATCGAAGGCTGAACAGCGTAAGTGGTGGTTATATAACCGTTTCCGCTACATTGATTCCAAATACAACGCGGGCGATGCCCTGACAAATGTAATTACTGTAAGAGCCTATGCTAAGAGTAACATTACTCTTGTGCCGTTTGCGTCAATTTATGCAAGTGTGAAGTTCGGCTCTTATCTTGTTTCCCAAAGAGCATCAAGAAATCAGACCACAACAATTGTTTGTCCTGTAGATGCTCTGAATGACTCCGAAGTATATATCTACAGTTGCGACCAGCTTGCGTCTGTCGGCGATCTATCTGGTCTGAAAGTTGGTTACGCAGATTTCTCCCGCGCAATCAAGCTCCAGGATTTAAAGATTGGCGATGCAGATGCGAACTATTCAAACGGCAACCTGACGGAGCTTTATCTGGGCAACAACACTCTTTTACAGACAATTGACGTTCGGAATTGTCCGAACTTAACCCAAGCCGTCAACCTCTCCGGCTGTACAGGAATTGAAGAGGTTTATTTTGACGGAACCGCGATTACGTCACTTTCACTGCCGAATGGCGGTGTTTTAAAGAAGCTTCATCTTCCGGGCACGGTCACGAACCTTACCGTTCGAAATCAGACTAGCCTGAATGAATTCGTGATGCCTAGCTACAACAACATCACGACCTTATGGCTTGAGAATAACGGCGGTGTAATCCCGATGATGGATATTCTTGATGTGATCCCGGCTAACTCCCGTGTACGTTTAATCGGTATCAATCTGGAAGCCGAAGACGGGAATGAAATCAAAGAGTTTTACGACAAACTCGACCTTATGCGTGGTCTTGACGAGTCTGGAAACAACATGGAACATGCTCAGGTTTCCGGGCGAATTCATGTTCCGGCTCTGACTGGCGCAGAAATGGCATCTTTCCGGGCTAGATATCCTTCCGTCACAATCGCGGCAGATCATACTACGAGCTATCTGTATTACTACAACGAGGATGGTTCCGCTCTGCTTACATTCACGGGCAAGGCTAATCCTGAACCTGTATATGACGGCGGAAATGGTACGTATGCCAATAACACGACCAAGGCCGATTCGGCGGATGGTCATTATAGTTATACCGCTGATGGTTGGGCTACTACTCCCGGCGGAGAAAAAGACGCGAACGCTCTTATCGGCGTAGATTCCGACAGAAATGTTTATGCAACTTATGTCTCTACTGTTAAGACGTATACAGTCACTTGGAAGAATGCCAATGGTACAGTTCTTGAAACGGACACCAATGTACCTTGGGGTACTACGCCGACATACAATGGTTCTACACCTACTCAAGACGGTCAGCCTTCCAGCGGATGGACTCCTACGGTTGGCCCGATCACGGGGAATACAACCTATACAGCGGTTTATGTGCCGATGTACACGATTACTTGGGCAAAAGCCTCCGAGGATGGCGGCGGCACGATTACGACTACCAGAGTGGCCGAAGGAACTACACCGACATACACAGGCACAACGCCTACGACTACTCGCGGAGATGCAACAGAATTCCAGTTTAGCGGATGGACACCGGCTCTTGCTCCGGCTTACGCAAATAAGACCTACACGGCGGTATTTACTGATCTCCGGGCAAAGACTATTCAGTATCTCAGCGGTAGCATGACAGAATATGAGTCTAATGCTACGAACATTACAGCGTATTCGTTCCAGAATATGACAAGCCTGACTGCTTTGGATTTAACGAATACAGGAGCTATCACAATCGCAACAAGTGCATTTGCTGGTGCTTCGAACCTCAAGCATCTGGTTATCAGAAGCAATACGGTTGCTACATTGTCTAATACAAGTGCGTTTATGGGTACTGATATTGCTACTAGAAATGGTGCGGTATACGTTCCGGCGAACCTTGTTGATTCGTATAAAGCTGCTACAAACTGGAGCAATTATATCATCTTCCCGATCAGCAAGTATCCGGCGACCGATTTCTCGACAATTGAAGATAGTTGGAGTGAAATCATTGCAAATGTTGCGAACGGAAGCTACTCAACTAAGTACAATGTCGGCGATACTAAGCTTCTCAGCTTCGGCTCAGAAGGCGACCATTACATGGTGCTTGTCGCAAAAGACATGGATACTCTGGCGAGCGGAGGAACGGCGGCAACCACATGGATCAGCAATGATCTATTGCACACCATACACAGAATGAATGCAACCTCTACAACTTCTGGTGGTTATGAAGCCACTGAAATGCGGACGTATCTAAGTGATACTATTCTTCCTAAACTTCCGGCGGAAATCCAAGCTGCAATCAAAGAGGTTTCAAAGGTTCAATCTACTTATGAGAACAATGCAGTTGTCAAGGATGGGCAAACCACCACAGAAAAGTTGTGGATACCGTCTGACCATGAAGTTGGGCTTGGAACCGCCTATGAGACAACCGGGGCGTTATACAACGGATACTTTACAGGGACTTCGGGAAGAATGAAATATTTTAATAGCTCCACATACTATTGGTGGCTGCGCTCCGCGAGTAACGCGAGCCGCTTCCGTTACGTCAATAAATACGGCAGCGGCGACTACAGTAATGCGAATGATACCAATGGCGTCGCTCCCGGCTTCTGCATTTAATCTATCAATCTTTATCTATCCCCGTGCTATGTCACGGGGATATTTTCTAATAGAATTGAGGTGAATAAATGGCAAATACAAGAGAAACACTCGGCGATCAAGCAACAGTCGATGCTCTGATTGCCAATACTTTAACTGACCTTGAAGAGGATGGGATTACTACCATGCGACAGTACGCCCTTAGAGATAGAACAGCTCTTCAATCGGTCAATTTCCCAAATTTAAAAATGATAAGTAACTATGCTTTCCCAAACTGTACAGGCTTGACTTCTGTAACAATTCCGGCAGTGACTTCTATTGGATCGAATGCGTTCGATGGCGATACCAGCTTGACAGTGATAGACCTAACTGGTAGCTCGGCAGTCACAATCAAATCGGCTGCTTTCAATGGTTGCACCAATCTGACACATTTGATTATTAGAAGCACTACAATATCATCCTTGAGCAACATTAGCGCTTTGACCGGAACGAAGATTCAACTTGGCGAGGGCGGCATTTATGTCCCTTCCAGTCTTCTTAGTAGTTATAAGTCGGCTTCAAACTGGTCAACATTTGCGGCAAATATCTTTCCGATTGAAGATTATCCTCGCACAAGCTTTGACACCATTACAGATTCTTGGGCACAGATCATCGCGGCGGCAAATGATGGGAGTTATACATCAAAGTATTCTATCGGTGATACAAAGAACTTAGACTTCGGCAGTGAAGGCGTTCACAAGATGCAGATCGTGGCGTTTGATGAAGATGACTTAGCAGACAATTCGGGCAAGGCGCATATCACGTTTATCTGCAAAGACCAGTTGCCGACAACACACAGAATGAACGCAACGAATACTACCTCTGGTGGATACGAGGCTACTGAAATGCGGACGTATCTATCTGATACGATCCTGCCAAAACTTCCGGCGGAGGTTCAGGCGGCAATTAAAGAAGTGAAGAAGATACAGTCTACCTACTCAAGTGCAGTTGTTAAGGATGGTCAAACTACAACTGAGAAATTATGGATACCTTCGGATCACGAAGTTGGCTTAGGTACCACATATGAGACTACTGGGGCAGTATATAGTAGCATATTCTCATCTAATGAAAATCGCATCAAGTATAAATCTGGCTCCGCGAACGGTTGGTGGCTGCGCTCCGCGCGTTACTCGGCGCATTTCCGTTTCGTCGGTAGCAGCGGCAGCGGCAGCTACAATGATGCGTATAATGCCTATGGCGTCGCGCCCGGCTTCTGCATTTAATCGCGCTATCGTTTTTATCTATCCCCGCGCATGGTCGCGGGGAAATATCTTCCATCTAATACATGAAAGGAGCCAAAATGATTGCAGATGAATGGAAGAATGTCAATCATAACGATAAAACAGGCGATTCGTTTATTACAGTAGGCGAACATTGTTGGCTGATGGACAATGACGAGGATTACAGAAAGGCTCATGTACCGCCAGAATTCGAATATGATTACGAATGCGCCAAACGGTTCGGCATAGATGATCCAAAGGAGCTTCACGAGAACAGAATGAAGACGGATCAGTACTACAAGTACAGGATAGAGTATAATGGATGGAAACCGGAATACGCTAAGCCTTGTGACTATTATGGTAATCCGTTCACTGGAAATGGCGGTGTCAACTGTTATACTCGTGTCTCATATTCGATTGACCAATATACGAAAAAGAATTATGCGATTCAATTTGATAATAATGAAAGGAAGTAAACAAATGATTGTAACTGAACCCTACGGCTTTGTTGCCGGAATGGAACTTGTTAGAACGTATTCCGATGCGGGAAAGAAGATTATTCAGGATGGAACAGGAATCGAGTATGACGAGGCGGTTGACCCCGTTTCGGCGGGACGGACTTATACCGAGTCTGAGAATGATTTGGAAAATCCCAGCGTTTCCGAGGAGTACGTAGAGGCTGCCAAGATCCTGCTTGGCGAGGAGGCTTAAAATGAACTTAATTGAAAAGGCCAGAAAACTCAGAGAAATCATCGAGGGAATGGCGGTAAATCTGGATGATGCCACAGCAATTGAGAGCGCCGAGCTGTTCCCGGCGTGGAACGGCAACAGTGTAGTATACGTTGTAGATCAACGAGTGAGATATAACGGGGTGCTGTATAAGGTTTTACAGGCTCATACGTCTCAGTCTGATTGGTCGCCGGAAGTCGCACCATCGCTGTTTGCGAGAGTGCTGATTCCAGACCCGGAAGTAATCCCGGTTTGGGTACAGCCAGACAGTACTAACCCGTATATGACCGGGGATAAGGTGTACTATCCCGATGAAAACGGGCTGATTTATGAGAGCGTGATTGACAATAATGTTTGGTCACCGGCGACTTATCCGGCAGGATGGGCGATTGTTGCCGATTAAACATAACGACTACTGGGGTAGATGAATGTCTACCACATTTTTTATAGTCACAGCCAAGCATTTTGAAATGTAAATGTAGAACAATTTACTAGAACGTTAAAGCACACAATAGTATGCATTGCGGTTTCACCATCAATGGATGGATGGGGTTTAATTGGCGGCCGTTCCATCGAAGAAAGTCCATCCGCATTTAAACAACGTTCGAATGTCTTGAAATAGAGGAGAAAAGAGATGGAAAACAAAATACAAGGAAACAAGGAAGGAAAACAACAATATGAGGACGCTATCAATCGAGGAACTACGCGAGAATTTTGAGGATCTGGTGCATGACGTACTGCACTCTTATGAGGGGAATTACCAAGCAGAAACTATTTTGGAAGCATTTGACGAGTTTGTAGAAGCGATTACTGAAATGTATGGAATTAAGCAAGAATATTAAATATTTATTAAGATTATAATCTTTTTATAAATGTTTTCAGATAGATACTCATGGGGCGGTTTGTATTTTTTATGTACATTCCGTCCCATTTTTTACAGCCATGTTTTTGCCAGCCAAAGCAGAGAAAGAATCTCCGGGCATTTCTGCCCACACAAAATCAAAGGAGGTTCAATCTTGCAACATTCAGAGCTTTTGTCTATAATGGACGATGATGACCTCGTGGCTGTCGAAGAAGTCATGAAGAAAAGTGTATTAAAAAAGTACAAAATTTCACAGAACCAGAAGGGGTTCTATTACTGCTATGTAAAAGGAGATGATGGAAAGCGAAAACAGGTATGTCGGAAAACATATAACGATCTTGTCTCTTACCTGATGTCTTTCGAGGCAAGCAAGAAGGAAGACTTGACCTTGGATTCTCTCTATGAGGACTGGATCAGATCGAAGGAACTGGAAGCACCTACCGTCAATAATGCCCGGAGGTTGCGCGACGATTGGCGGCGATACTATGAGGATGATCCGATTATCTTCCGCCCGATGGCAGACATCTCTGTTCAGGAATGGTATGAGTGGAAAATCGGGAAGATCAAATCCATGAAGCTGACCGCCAAACAGAAAACCAACATGAACACGATTGCCAACGGTATCTACGACTACGCTATTCGCCTTGGACTTTTGAATACAAATACAAGCCGTGTAGGCGGAAGAGGAATTCCGAAGGTGCTTACAGATGTCAATGAAAAGACAAAACCGAAAGAAGAAGAAACCTTTATGAAGGACGAAACAGAAAAGGCTATCAGGTGGTTAGAACAAGAATTTGCCACTTCGCGATCTATTCACAGGGCGGCTCTGCTCGCTCTCGCCGGAAACTTCTTCTTAGGGCTTCGTGTGGGCGAACTCGCCGCTCTCAGGGTGGATGATATCAGAGGCAACCTGATCCACATCCATTCCCAAGAGGTCGAGAACTACCCGGATGGTGTGCATCGTGACGGTTTTATTGTAGCACCTTACACGAAAAAGAATCGCGTAAGAGATGTTCCGATTAGTAACCGTTCACAAAAATATTTGGATATGTTGCACGAATTTCGCCGCGAAAACGGGATTTCGAGCGAATTTCTCGTGTGTGACACCCAAAATCGCCGGATTCCTGCATATATATACGAAAAGTTCATGAAGAAACTTTGCGATGGGATCGACACTCCCCGCAAGGGAAATCATGGAATTCGTAAAGCAGCAATCAGCGCAATTGCTAGCGTTGACTTGCCTCTCGCCGCACACATGGCGGGGCATAAATCCCAGAAAACAACGCTAGATCACTACGTTTATAACCAAGACACAGTGGATGAAATTACGGACAAGCTCAACCGAATTTTCTCCCCAGAAAGTTCGAACATCCGTTTGGTCATCACTGGTCATCAACCTACAGAAAAAGAAAGGAGGGCTAAACCCCTTTAAATTAAAGGAATTTTAACCCTCATCTCAGTGCAGTTGGCGGGACTTGAACCCGCACTAAATTTCTGAGATGCCTTTAAAATAAGGGGTTGACAGCTACGTCGGGGTGCTGGTCATCACTTGGTCATCAACTTTTTATCGCGGGGCATAGTAGACTTCTCTTTAATTTTTATGCACTATGCCCCGTTTTTATACGCTATTTCATGCAAAATTCGTAGTTATTGACCAATGTTTCAATCGCTTTATCATAGCCTTCCATGATGTTAGTAACAACTCCAAACACCGAGCCTTTTGTTTCGTTAAGAACTATATCCATAAACACTTCTCTAATCTTCTTAATCCTGTCTTTAAGGAACGCTCTTCGCCCGATTATCTCCGCATTTTCTTTTGTATCTGCCTGAACCGTGACCGCCCATACAGATTGCCCATTATACTCAAGCTCATTGATTATTGGAGTAGTTGCATGTTCACAGCTTGCGTAGACGGCCTTCTTGATATTAAAATCGCCGTTTTCGTAGAACCACATTCTGTATGTTGGAAGTTCGTCCATAGAATATTCGTCAGTGTCATGTATCTCGTATGTTGCTTTACATGCATCATCACTAAATAGTTCCACTAAATGCTCCGCTTTTTCCTTGCTGTCGGCAACTCCCATAATATTACATCCTTCATCGCCGAAATCCCGTATTACAATATATACTTTCATCAAATATCCTCTTTTTCTGCTTTGTATTTTGCAAGTTCATCAGATGCAATTTTTAACGCGTGATCTTTATCCTCTGCCTGAACGCGAATCTGGCAAACCCAAACGCCCTGTGCCCCAACGAAAGACTTGACAATTTTGGGAACATTGTAATCACTGCAATAATCTGCTTTATTAATTACCACTGGCCTGTTCGAACAAAAAGTAACATCCCATAGCGGATATTTTGCGTCCTTAAACTCATCGCTATCATACTCCTCAACATTGGCGGTATACATATCGTCAGAAAAGATTCTCGCCACATCTTTAGCCTTTTTCTTATCCAAAGAAACTCCTATAATTTGATAGTCGCTGTAGTCTCCTCTGGTAATTACATAGACCTTCATTCCTACATCTCCTTTTCGTTGGCCTTGCGCTTTAAATCGGTAACGTCAGCCAGAAGCAGGTCTACTTCTTTGTTGACGCGCTTATAGTAGTCGCCTACTTTTTCTGTCAGCTCTGTCATGTTCTTGGAGCGGGCGATCAGATCTTCACAGCTCTCCCTAGTCAGGGTAAGTGCCTTGTTGTAGAGTTCGCACATGTTGTATACACTCTCTTCAAGGTCGTTGATGCGGTTGTAGAACATCCTTGCTCCAAAAATGCCTACCAACAACATGACGTAGACTGTGGCGAACAAAATACTTTCTAATGTAGTCATGCTTATTCCTCACTACGGATCTACGATTATGTCGATCTCCCCAGTTTCGGGATCGAGATCTATTTCTTCTGGATCGTCTTCGATTACTGCTCTGCCATTCCATTTTTCCTGCAATATATTCTCTGCATATCTTGTGTCGATTTTGCGGTAACAGTTTTCGTGTTCAGCTTCTTCATATGGAACATAGTGTTCACGCTCGATTACAGCAAACATCTTTATTTTGCAATTTGAGCATCTGATAACGGCATAATCCGCCTTGTCACTTACAATATCCTGTCCAACTGTGTACTTAAGCTGTAAGTAGCTCTTTTCCCCGCAAAATGGGCATGGCTTATATTTCTTTAATTCTTCACTCTGATCCATAACGATCAACCTCCTATACAACAAGAATTTTGTTTTTCATTCGTTTTCCTCTTTGATTTCTTCAACGGCGAGTCTATATTTCACGTCTTTAAGTGTGAACCTGAACTCTTTCCGATTTTCCTGCAAATACTGAGCAACGGCGCATAATGCTTCATGCGTTACGTCAGATTTGTTTCTCCACTCATAATCATTCTTCATTGTTCCTGCATAGATCCCCGCAAGACCTAATCCCACATGATATTCAGTCATTATCTTCCCGCCTTTCCGCTCTACTGCAAAAATCAACAGGGTCACAAGGGCCGCACCAATGTCTACACTCAAACTCGTCAACGCCTTTCGGTAAATACCCGTCTGGCCGCATATTGCGCTGAAACCATTTGCACGCTTCGCAATGGATTATTGTCTGTGCGAATGGCAACTCTCTCAAGATTTTTAAGAAATGTCTATGCTCATATTCGTGAGCGCAAGCCGCTTTTCCATCTTGGTGACGGTTTAAACGCCTACTTTCCTCAACCGCATCAATCGCCGCCTGGCGGCTGATAAGATCATCCATTGCTTACCCTCTTATTCCATGCCGCAATGGCATCTGTTAATCTTTTGTAGACACCAGTTCTAGCAAAACAGAATCTACAGCTTATTACGTATGTAAAGTCTGTATACTGCACACGTCCGCCTTCGTCAAAATATTGTTTATTTCCATCTCCAGAATAATCAATCATTGCAGGATTACCACAAAACGGGCATGGTTTCAGGTCATCAATCTCAGGATTGCCGTAGAACGGGACTGGTTCCATGTAATCAATCATTTCAGCACCTCTTTGTTTATTCGTACAAGCAAATCATTGATCGCTGTCCAATTAGGGGCATCCGGCAACCTTGTGTTAGCCGCCGCCTTGCTAAACTCCTCGTTATAGTATTCCAGCAACCGTTCGAATTCTTTGCTTGGCGTACAACCGTCGCTTTCAAGGAACTCGCCGTTGCGAATTGCCATCAGAAGATCATGCTCGGCTTCCCTGTAAGTGATAATCTCACCTTTCGTGAGCAGATCAATTCCCATCATATATAGGCGAACTAAGTGCATCATATGTTTAGCAATCTTTCCATGAGCCTCCGCCTTGTCGTTGCGCTCACTCTTGCGATAATCCTTATCTACATTGATAAGTTCGTTTGTCATGCCAATGATGCACTCTAACGGGACATTGCGGAAAGTCATGTTGCAAATGATCTGGTTATCTTCATTGAGTTCCGCCGAGAAGTCACCAGCCAGAACATCCTTGTATCGCCCATGAAAGCTGTCCATTACTTTTTGCAATGATCTTTTCTCCATAGCCGGGATATCCTCTGCCCTACGACCTTTTTTGTTTATGAGGCGGTTTAATTGGCTCTTAGCGTAACCACCAAATGTATTAATCGCTTTCTTTGAAAGAAAAATCTTTCGGTTATATACCAGTGCCGCACCTAATGGTGTTGTATACAGGTAGTCCTGCTGCCGCAATCCTAATAATTCGATGACGTTTGGGTTGCAATCCGCCGCAAGGCGAACAAACTTCTTCAAGGAATAGATTACGGTATCCGGCTCAGAAATTGTTATCTGTTCCTTGTCTTTTGCGATGCCGAGGAGTTCATCCCGGCTATTGGGATAGACTCCTCGAATGTCTAAGTCACTTGTCTCGATGTTTGTGCCGTAGGCATGACTGCCGCCAAGGCCAAGAAGAATAGGATCTGGATTCAGCTTTTCTCTAATCATGTCAACTGTTACTATATAATCTTTGTTGACCACGGCGAACACTCCTTTCTAACTACTTCTGTGCTGTACGTTTTCTTTCTTGCTCCGCAAACAGGGCAATATGGGAACAGTTTATTTGGATTAACTACTTGTTCAAGGCTCCAACTCCCATCCTCATTACGCTTATTGTCTGAACAGCAATAGTGGTAGCCGCATTTACATAATGCGTAAATCGCTATATCATATTTGTATTGCACTAATTGCCAATGATGATCTGTTCCTCTTTTCACACCATCACCTCTCAATCATCAAGCTCCCGAATGTCGAGAATGGTTGCAAAGCAAAACCCCAACAGGAACGATACAATACATCCGATTACAAAACCCATAATTCCCCCAAAATCTATAAAAACAAAGTGCCGTATATGGGTGGGGTCGAACCACCACTCCGCTTGTCAAGCGGTAAGCCGTTTCTTACCTGTCTCCAGGATGCTGACTAGACCATTACCTTTAACGTCCATGTTTGCCAATTTCATCACGTATACGACGCTTTGTTCTTCTCATTTTTTATCTCCCGGTGCTTCCAAATCCGCCCGTGCCGCGTTCTGTAGCACTAAGTTCCTCAACCTCTTCCATTTCGTCTGTCAGATATGGTTGAAAGACTACTTGCGCAATCCGATCTCCGTGATGGATTTCTTGTGGACGTTGAGAATCGTTATAAAGAGCTACAATATACTCTCCCCTGAACGACACGTCTGCTATTCCAACACAATTTCCGGGACGAAGCCCTTGTTTCGTAGCCAATCCTGAACGAGCATAAATGGCACCGAAGTAACCCGCCGGAGGTTCAATCGCAACACCCGTACCGATCTTACGACATTCTCCAGGCCAAATCGTTATCTGTCCTTCTGGAATACAGGCGTACAAATCCCATCCGGCAGCTCCGGGATCGCCCTTAGTTGGAAGTTTTGTGTAATTGTCAAACTTTTTTACTTTAATCATTGCAATCGTTCTCCTTTTTACTTCTTGGGATGTTGCAGTCCCAATACTCGAATTCCTTTAATGCAGCTATGGCTAAACCATACGCCGCCAAAATCTCGTCTTCTTCTAAAACAAGATCGCATTTTCCGCAATTCCGATCACAAGTAGATGCTCTCTTCACGCAATCCACTTCGTTTCGCAAAATCTTGATTGCTTTCTTGATCGTCATTGTATGTCTCCTTGATACCGCTCCGGCAACGGCATCCACGCCAAGATATATTCTGTCACGTTTTGGAAATCAAATTTGCCGACATCGCCCTGCCAAAAGATAGGATGGTTAAGCAGAGACATCAGGTTTGAATAATGTGCAATTGCTATTGTGTTCCACTTCCAGCCACAAACGAGATAGTCCCCATATTTGTCTGGCATTCTTTCTTTACACGGCACCCATTCGCCAACTGGTTCCAACGTCTCCACAAATCCACGCGAAAACGCGACACCATCAGCAAATCCGTCGTTATATTCGTTTCCAGTAGCAAGAGATTCTTCAATGCTTTTCAGATGGTCAATAATTACTTCTTTATCTGTCAGACTTCTCATATGCTTACCTACTTTCGATTAACAGTATCTTCTATCGGCTCGTGCTTACGGCAAATGCAGATATTGTCTTTGCCAAGACCGTTGCCGAAAAATACATCTAGGTTATCTGCCGGACAAGCTGGATACATGTATTTGCAACTATCACACAGATTGGCTTGATCATCTATGATTGTTGGAACTCGATCCAAAACCTTCTTACCAAGGCCCTTTGTGTCAACAAACACATGCACAAGAGCTTCTTCAAATCTTTTTTCTGCCGATTCTCGATCAATCAGTTGCATAAGGTTCTCCTTCTGCCCTTTTCATGGGGCTGCCGCAATGGTAGCAAAAGTACCAGTTGTGCCTGTTTTGTTCGTCTTTTTCAACGATTGCCCCGCACTTGGAGCAATGCCAGTCTCCGTCTTTTGTAAGTATCTTCCCATTGAGCGTGGTCATGTTTCTCGAACCATGTGTCACAATAACGCTTTAAAGCTATAGAAAGTTCGTCATATGAAACCGTATATGCATTCTGCTCTTCACTCATTAAACTTCTCCCCACGAAATCAAATAGTATCCTTCAGGCTCCTCCTTGAGCGTAAATCCTTTCTCTGTTAATTTCTTAACATTCTCAGGATATCTCACGAAACATCTAATACTTGTCCTTTTCTCTTGTGATGCTTCATTAATTGTCCTAAAAATACATTTTAATTCACTTCTCACATCTTCTTTCTCAGTTTTCCTGATCAACTTCTTGGCTTTCGATGCAGTCATGGTCAATCCATATCCATTGTCCTCACTCTCGGAGTACAGTGACATGAAAAGCATTCCGAAAAAGAACCCTACAAAGGCTGAGGCAATTCCAACAAATACTAAATCCATGCTTTTCTCCTTTCCAAAAAAATGGGCTGATGATTGAAGCACCAGCCCACAACTGTTTATTCCGGCAAATCCGTGCAGTAGTATACGCCCAGTCTTGTCTCAAAGATGTCCTTCGCAATTTCCTGATACAGAGTAGAGCGCAATCCGTGAATGTCGGATAAGTTATCGTTGTAATACTGGACTACTTCATTCACAAATACAACATAGGTGATAGGGTTGCTGAAAATCCCGGTTACTTCCTCTACATACGAGAACACGGGGTTATTGTAGAACGCCTTCTCGTATACGCTAGGATACAGACGTTCGCGGATCTTGGACGGCTCGCTCGTGTTCGAAGGAATAACGTTGATCGTCAGCTTAACGTTGCCGAATACCTTTTCTACTGGAAGAAGCTCGGCAATGGCATCGGCTTTTGTGCTATCATTCACGTACATGTTGACGATGTACTCGTCTTCATCGTAGACAATTCGGACATCATCATCGTGATCGAACATTGCCTGTAATTCGTTGTAGTACTCAATCCAAGGTGGTGACAGTTTTAGTTTTGCCATGTTGCAATCTCCTTTGCTTTTTGTAATATATGTTTATCATCTCCAAGAATCTGGAAGGACAGCGTAATCCTTGTCGATGCTATACCTTGGGAAATCGTCCGTGTTCAGGCAAATAGTTATACTCATACCCCTTAAATTGCTTGTTTTCCCGACGATCTCAACTGCTCTGTCATATATTTCCTGAGCAATACCTTTTAAAGCAGATACATAATCATCTCTATTCATCTCTAACTCCTTTCGCGACCATTATTGGTCTTCCTACGTACTCTATATTATTCTCCGATTGCCATACAAAAATATAGGCTGTGCCACCTTGTGGAACTGGAACACCGACCATATATTTCACATCGTCCTCGCCCGGCCTTACTTCTTCTACAATCCCAAAACACCCACACCACGGATGGTTTTCCGTGAATTGAACCACATCGTATTCGTTAAACATCGTTGCCTCCAGAATACTCTTCTTGTGTATCTGAATAACGGTCACTCGGCGGAACGGTTGTGAAATGGTCATACGACGAGTAGATTTCCGTGAGGTTCTTCAAGTGTCCAATTTGTCTCTCAACTGTATGTATCATAAGGATCAAATCTACAACAATAACTACAAGCGCTACGATAATTGCAATCTTAATAAAAAACATTATGCTCACCTCCTCTACTTAGTTGTCAATAAATACTGTTCCTGCTCCACAATCACAAGTCACTTCAATGTCTCCGTCTTCATTTACAAAGGCTTCTGGCTTGCAATATCTGCAAAATACTTTCCCACATTCGTTGCATTTCATTACCCACCAAGTCCTTTTCCCGCATTTCGGGCATGGATTGCCCTCAAGCGGGAGGCTCTTGTAGTAGTAATCTATATATTTCATGATATCTTTTCTCCGTACTGATTGTCTGATGCAAGGTTAACGCCAAGCACTTCATCATAGTGCTTTTCTTGTCCGGGAATATAACGTCCAAACTTGACTATTACATTCGGAAACTGCCTAAGCTGTTCTATGGCATCTTGAATTTCTTCTTTGTAATATCCCGTGTAGATCACCACATCGTCATTGCAACCACACTCTGTCCTTAATCGCGTAAAAAAAGCCAACAGATCAGGTAGTTGATCCATTGGCTCTAACCCGCCAAAACAGATCGCGTGTGTTATTTTATTTGAAAGATATCTTTCTACAAGACGATCTATTGGTATGGCAATGTTCGGAGATCGAACGAGACTGCTGTTTTGACAGCAATGCGTCCCGTTCTCAATCTCACATTTAAAGTTGCAAGTCGAAGTGGAGATAAACATACAAGGCTTTTTATAATTTACAAAGTCTTCGTCTGTTATTCCTTTAATTATCATTGCATAATCCCATCTTTAGATAAAACATTCATCCATTTTCTACGATCAAATTCCCGCTTTCTAACCTTCTGATAGCTGCTTACAGGTACGTAGAAACCGACCACGCGACTGTATGTATCTGCTATTGGTTCTCCGCACTGTGGGCATTTGTTCTCACTAATGAACGCATGTTTGTTTTTACAAACGCTTATTTTGGTAGTAAATGCAAAATAGATCACACCCATCGCCGCTACATAGTTCAGCATGTCCCATGCCTCTTGTTCATTAGAAAACCTATTTTCTATGTTGATATGAGCAATACAACCACCACCACATTTTTCGTCAAAAAGAGAACCTAATCTGCACTTTTCTTGAATAGTACATTTTTCCATCAAAGGTATCCATTGATTGGAATAAATGAAATACTTGTCTTGTTCAAAAAGTAGATTGTCGGCTTGGCAGATAACACCCGCGCAGTTTTCAGCCGGGATCATTTCGAGATTAAATGTGAAATCACATTCAAAATGATCCTTAACGTCATTAATTGTATTCAAGATTTGTGTTGTAAATTCCACCGCTTCATCGGAATAGCTTTTACATCCAAATTCATCGGTATTGATTAGTCCGAATAAATCCATAACCTCATAACAGCCGATTCCGCCGATTGTGCAGAACTGCTTGGAAAGCTCCACTGCACCATCTTGATAGTTTGGAAGCAGTCCCTTCTCAATGTTACGCTTTAAGATATAACGCATTGAAGAAAGGGCTTTACAATCAAGCAGAACTCTTTGTCTGAGGATTTTCAGATATTCCTTTTTATCAAACTTGCTTTCGTATGCAATTCTTACAAGGTTGATCGTACTTACTCTACATGACCCAACGGAGAGTGCAGTGCCTCCAATAGAATTGATGAAAGCATCTAGCTTAGAAGTATCAGACAGGAGCCGACAACAGTTAGACAGCACCCCTACGTTGTCACTACAAAAGAAATTAGAATCAGACCACTCGATGTTGTGAGCAGAACACCACTTGGCAAAGTCTTCGTCTACGAAAATGTTCCAATCCTTTGTTTCAATCATGCGATCTAACTCGCCAGGCTTAAAATCGTTTCGTTTAAGAAGAGAATACGTAAGCACCGGATACGTGAACATATTCTGTTCTCTTCTAATTTGTGCAACAACCTCCATGAAAACTTTCTGACATTCAATCAAATCCTCAACGTGATCGATTGCTAGCGTTCCATCTGGGAATTCCATACCGCCAAAAATGTTTTCAATGTACGGACGATCAAAGATGGAAACGTTGGTGAAGCTTGTTTGGTCAATTCTTAGGAATGGTTGATTAAGTCTATATATAAACTTCTGAAATGCTTGCTTTAGGTAATAGTCTGGATCTTTCATGTAGTAGCCATCTTCTACGTCCTTTTTCCAGAAATACCACGCCCATATCAGTACGTTCGGCATTCCAACGGCTCCAGACTGACGGTTGGATAAAAAGCTGACGAACTCGATTACATCGTCGAAATATGTTGTAAGATGTTTAGGGGCTTGATTATTGTAGTTATTCAAAAAGAATAGCCCTTCAGTTGCAAGTTTTGTGAAATCATTCGCCCAGCAATACGGGAAATAAGATGCTGTTGTACTGTCATTCAGGTAGAATGCACGACTAAACTCCGCTTCTAACCATTGTTTAGCGGTTCTAAGCCCCCACTGTTTCTTGATTGTAGAAAAGATTTTGTTTAAGCCGAACAGTTTGTCTTCACTCTTGGCTTTTTCTGTCATAAAACTGCGAATGTCTCTATTATTTGCGTTAGCATTAGGATCAATACTCGCATCCGCAAGCGTCTTCTTGTCTACAAAATTATCAATAAACTCCGAGAAGTCTAACTGGCTTGGATGAATACCGTTGATGTATTCAAAATCTTCCCCGTACTTTTTTTGTAGATCCTCAAGACACCTTTCAAAATCTTTTGTTAGTTTTAATTCAATATTCATTCGACCATCACCCCATGCTATTTACCCAGTTTATTGCACTCTTGAAATCCATTAATGTCCCATCTACTTCAAGCATCGGCATTTCCATAAAGCCTTTGCTAATCATCAAATCCACATCTGTCACCTCATCGTATGCAACATTTTTCATCTCAAGCTTTTTGCATAGAATGTTGCATTTAGGACAATGAGTAGAGTATAAAATCACTTTCAATGCTTATCACTCCTTGACATACTTGTATATATTCTCCAGCAAATCCATCAATTCCTTCCAATCCCTACAGCGAATGCCAGACCATTCCCGGTTCCAACCTTTTTCTTCGCCGTAACAAATCTTCAAATCAGCATTTGAAGTTCTTAGATTTTCGATGCTGTCATCGACAATAATCCCGCCAGACATATCTACAGAGGATTTATCCTTACTGCCGTACATAACCTCTAATAGCTCATATTTAGCATCTTTTGGCGCATATAGACCAAGCCAGTGTTTTTTTCCTTCAATATTCGGATAGTCACCTATTGTGCAAATTTTCAATTCATACAGATTTCCGAGAATTCTTAGATGTGAACTTTCACATGTCGGCATCGGTTCGAGCAAGTCAAAGAACCTGTACTGCCCGAAATATTTATGAAGATCGGCATGCGACAATAACTCCAGTTCTTTGAAACCCCAAGTGTCAATCTCGTCGGGGCATACCTTTTTATATTTTGGATACAAACTATAATCTTGATTATACAATTCGCAAACTGCTCTCACGGTATTTGCGATGACACCATCGAAATCTAAAAACAGCTTCATTAAAGTTCTCCTTATTCAGTTGTCTGATTACCGAGCAATTCCATGATGTATTCGGCTTGAGGTGTGTCTGCCATAATGTCAACCACTTTTCCAATGTACAGATCCTTAAGCCACATGGACAAATTGCGGTAATCTTCGTGATCTCCATGTATGATCACGGTAATCTTCATTGCCGGATTAAGTGTAATAACCCCGGCAAGTTGTTTTGCGTCTACGAGATGCGCCCCGTCAGTCAGATCAACTCTGCAATCCAATTTCCTTGCAGCATTCACGATTTTTTGGACATCATCAATCGTATTCATGTTGATTAGCATTTTTTCCATAGAAGTCTCCTTCTGACAGTAGGGAAACATCGCCACAATGTCTCCCCGAAGGCTCACACCACTGAGCCAACTGTCAATGAGATTATCCCGCAAAACCATCGGCAACCTTAAACAACACCACTT